CCCGTTAGCCAATGCGATCCATTCGTTTGGTTCACAGGGTGCTTTCTTCAGATAAAATGGACGGACGTCCACTCCTCTGAAGTAGTCACCGCCGCAACTTTCACGAAAGGCCCCATCCAAGAACGTTTTTGACGCGTTCTCTTCGAAGCCAAGGAACCGCAGAGCGGCAATAACATCACGAGCAAGCTCAGTGGGGACAATGATATCGTCCCCAAAAACGAACACGTTCACCCCGGGTAGGGGCTCGTGTCCTTGCATGGCCATGACAGCCATGCATATGCCTAGGAATAGGCACGTTTCGAGCTCGAAAGTGAAGCCGTTCCCCATCGATGAAAACTTCTCTAGCACTAGAGTCTTGCCACCAATTAAGGTGGTAGGGGACCGCAGCGAGTCGAGTTGTTCGAACCATCGGTGGGGGAGCAGGAGTTTAACCAGATTCCTGCAAACGGTATCGCTAGCATTAGAGAGGTCAATCGTCGCAAAGTCGCCTCTGATTGAGGCCTCACAAGCAACCCGCTTGTGAACTTCTTGCGCATGCTTAAGGTCGAGACCCGCAGCATGGAGTCGTCGCTTCATCACTCGGCCCAGGCCGAGCTGATAAAACAGGTTCACACTAGGCTCCACGGCAATGCCGCGGTGCTTCGTGCAATCCTTAGGGACCGTTGTGAAACGATTCCCGCGAACGAACTCCGGTGACTTCTTCCCGATCGCACAGGCTTTCGCCCATAACGTGCCAGTCCATGGAAACAACCACGGTAGGGCATCGGGGGTTAAGGTGGGTTGCGATGACATTTTGTCTGGGACCGTTGTCAACTGGCCCCTGTCGGCGTAGGTGGCTCCAGGCCCGAACCGTCCTTCCACAAGGGAAGGGCAAGGTCCGAGCACGAGGGCTATCATCTTTCTGGCTTCGGAGAGTAACTCCTCCACCACCTCACCCCCGGGGCCTTGGGCCCCGAAAAGATAAGGAGATAACCGCTCGTTGCTCTTGAAGCACATGCGTTCACACTTCCAAAAGTTCTCCTCCGCCTTTGCGGCTCGGTCGAACGATGTAGGAAGGTCTTCCAACTTGCGAAGGAAGTCAGTCACAGCTACATCTCTGTAGTAAGTGACAGGGTGAACGTAGTGACCCGGGATACAGCGCAGCTCAGCCAGCTGATCCCACTCTTCGAACCGCACCAGTATCGCTACTGATAGGGCTCTAGGAGACCCGACGTCCTCGCACAAGCGAAGGACGACCTCCTGCACGTCACGTGCTAGGGGTTTCTGTGGCATTTGCGTCTCCCGTCAGGAAGGCGCGAAGCCAGACTTGAACGTGTCCTTGATGAGGGTCGACGCCGCAAGGTTGAGACCTTGGGACACCGCCTCATTCAAGTCCGCATCTGGCATGTTCTGGGGGATCACCCCAGTAATGGTCAGAATGCAAACGTCGCTGATCTGGACTTTGCCATCAGTGCCAGTCACTGTCGTCGGGTACTTGTAGTTGGCTTCGACACGGCGAGCCGTGTTCGTACCGTTCATGTGGCTCGACGCCCGGAGTTCCGGACGCTGAGCCGCAGCGGTGCCAACGGTCAAGTTACGCCAGATCGCCGGGCTGCGGTCACCCGCGCTCGGAATCTGTTGCGTGTAGACGACGTCAGTGGTCCCGTCATTCTTTTTGACGGTAATGTTTGCCATATTGGGCATCATCAATCTCCAAAGGAGTTAGCCAAGCACTAGAATTAGTGACGAAGCTGTTGCAATAGCAAGGACACGGCCGTAAGGCCGCGACTTGCGCTAAGACCGGTCACCCGGTTGGGAGCCAAGCGGTAA